TTGTAGTTATTATCTACAGAATTGCTTATGGATTGAGTGATCAATCCCAAGTTTATCGGTGTTAACTGATTCGAAGTGTAGTCCAAATCAAAATACTTTATTGACCTGACCGACTCAGTAACGTTTTGAAAAATAGCACTCGGTGTCACAGTTATTAGTCCTACGGTAGAGTTATTGGAGTTCTCTGCCTGACTCAAAGCCTGACCATCAGTTACTATAACCTCTGTTCCTCCGAACTCGCCTGTGAGCTTCTCTACGTTTTGGGAACTGCTTACGGGTACGTATCCCAAAGGAGTAACTTGGCTGTAATTCCAATTCGTATTGGACCCAGAAAATATGTTACCGGGTTCAGCACTCAAAGTCAGCATGTCAATAGATTGGGAAACTTGTTCGAAGCTCGCGCTTGGTTCGTGTCTAGCGTATTTGTTTCTTTCTAGTATGTGACTCTTAACAATGATACCGGTGGATACGTTTGCCCTCGCAGGAACGAAGTCTTGTATCGTCTTGAACAAAGAGTTATTGAAGTACTTAATCAATCTTATGTACTCCCATACACTGTGAGGCTGGGTATAAGAAGAGAAGTAAGCGTTGCTAGCGCTGACCAACGGAGCGTAAGACGAAGAATACATGTAACCAGGATCTCCGATCAATTGGTCTATGCTAAAGTATCCTAAAGAAGAAGTGATGTTATCGTTTAACACGTCAGCTATAGAGAATCCAACCTCTACGTTAGTAGAGTTTAAAGTCTTATTATTGCTGTAATATTGTAGTGTTGCGTAAGGAGATAACACACTCGAAGATATGGAAAGACTGGAAGTAGTCGTAGTTATCTTCGTGTTATTTATAGAATCCACTCCCACAACAGAACTCCTATCGTAACCGCCAAATTCATTAATAGTTAATATGTTTTCAGGAATGCCGTAAATGGATACCAAAGCCTTTATCGATCTTTGAGTTCCTCTAGTTTTAAGCAAGTAAGGAAGATTATGATATATCCTCTTGTAAATTTCTTGTTGCAGAGTTTTAGATCCCTCAGTAGTTAAACTAGACGTAACATATGTATCGATCTTTTCCGATCCGGTTGGAGGAAGCAAAGTACCATCGTAGTTATATCCAAACAAATCGTAATAAACGTTGTCAGATACATTAGTATTGGTGTATAGAGCAAAACCCATTCCCCTTAAAGCATCAGATACCATGTCCATTGAGATACCCGTTTCAGGATCGTTGGTTGCATTGAACCTATTTGTAACGTCTTTGTAGTATACCCAAATATTATCAAAGTGTTGACCAATCATATCTACGAATGTAGAGTAAGGTTGGTTGTTTGAATCATCGTAAATGTACTGAGGTATGGCTGCTCTTAAAATGTCTTTATTAGTATCGTCGTAGTAAGAAGCTGAATAAAGTATGGAAGAGGTGTATTGGCTAGGAACGGTAGTTTCGCTTCCTAACCAATTCAAAGCAGCAGAAGAAGTTACAGAGACGTTTTGATAAGGCTTTACTTTATTATATTTTGGCCAAGCAAAAGACTCTGAAGAATAGTATAAGTAATACTCGTAGATATCAAAATTTTCTACAATGTTACTTACTGCGCTTTGCAATGTGCTTATTGCAGATGTTTTTATGGTGGAGTTTCCAACTATCGCAGATTGACTTACGATCTGAGCATTATAATTCTCTATCAATCCTAGCTTATAAACGAAATTATTTACTCTTTCTGTTGCGCTAGAGAAATGAACGAAGTTACTAAAATTTGTAAAATCTACGTTAATGTCTATTGCTCTATCTTGGTAGTAACTAGCGAGCTGCCTGAAAGAAGAGGTGATTGGACTAGCAAGCAAAGAAGCGTAAGTGTAGTAAGGCGTAGTCTGAGCGTTCTTTTCGTTTATTCTAACGCTATAGTTTGGACCGCGAAGGGAATTAGCTGTAGAAGCAACCTCTGCTTGAATTTGTATATCTATGTTATAACTAACGGATTCGGATAATTTATCAAATATCCAAAGTTGACTTTTTATATCATAATCGAAAGGCAGCGGTTCGTACAGTTTTATCAAAAGATAGGTTCCGCTATCATCAGTAGTTACCGCTGAATTTATCGCGATAATATTTTGGTTACTTCCAAAGTTTAGATAAAAATCAGGATAAGAATTCTTTAAAGATATATATGCTTGATACTGATCGTAGCCTTGCACAATGTCAGCATCGTTGATTGTTTGAGAACTGAGTTTGAGTTCCGTTCTTGATGGAGATATCTCTTTTATCCAATACCTTCTTAGATCGGATGAATTGAATAGATTTTTATTGAAATTATATTGAACGTTGAACGATCCCCTATTGTATCCCCTAGATTTTGCGTTTTCTACGGGATCTATAATTATACGATTGAATTTATTGTTAACTGGATCTATAAGTTCATAGGGCTTATAATCTAAAAAATCGTAAACAAAATCTAGTAAGTTTTCATTAACATCGTATATGAAAAATTCTACCCTATCCGAAGCTTCTCCAAAAGAAGCGTTTACAAAATTAGACTGAATTAAGACTTCGTCTTTCTCTGAATATTCTTGAGCGGATTTCCCCTGTCCTGCGTATATGACATTAACTAATTCCACGTTATAATAGGTTGTTTATGCTTGTGAATGTTTGATTCAAATCCAAAATTTGTTGTCTCAAAGAATTAATCTCTTCTATCAAAGCTTGTTTCTCTAGATCTATCACAGATCCTCCAATATATTGTTGACTCTGTTGAACTAAATATGTGTGAGAGTTTATTGGACCTTCTACAGGAATATCGTAAAACAACTGCTCGTAATATTCAAAAAATTGACTCACCGTTATTCCTTCTTCTACGGGAGTTCCAGATGGAGTAACGAACTCAGTAAACGCAGGATCTATGGCGTTTTCGTAAGTGTTGGTGTTATATATTTTTTTTACTAGCGTTACTTCGTTTGACATTACTTGACTATTTTGAATATGCAATCATTGTCTACGTCTATCGTTTCTCCGGTAGAAAGAGTTGTTTTTACCAAAAGCTTATAGTACCTTTCAACTTCCAATCCTTTCATGTATATGTTTGCGAAGCTTCCGTTTTGATCGTAGCTTATCTTAGTGTAATTAGTATCGAAGTCAACGACCATGTCTGCGGTCTTTAGATCTTGTATTGCCCAGTAACTTGTTTGAGGAAGCCTCTTGTTGTTTAGATACACGGAAGAAGTGGTGAATACTCTTGCTGGATACTTGTCCCTTGCATTTATTCTAAATTTGACTAGGTTAGTCTGAGTCTTATATTCTCCTTGGTTGTTGCCGATGGTGACTACGAAGTCTGAATCGGAAATTTCGCTCAAACTTCCTGTGTAAGAGCTGTCATCCCACTTCATTTCCAAAGTTGGAGGATATATAGTGTGAGTGTCTACGCTAAAGAAGTTTAGTCCGATATAGCTCATTGAACTACTCTCTACCGCTATTGGCAATTTAATTATGAATCCGTTATTAGCAGATCCGCTGAACCACGAATCGACGATCCTTGTTACGTCTGCGTTAACATCTTTTGGAGAAGTGTAATCGAAAGATTGTGATCCGTAATATGATCCTGTCCAAGATCCTCCGCCAGGAGTCATGTAGTAATTGGATGGTCCGCTTGCCCAAGAAGAACTTTGGTTATAGTAAGAAGATGTACTGTACCAACAAACACCGTTTCTTGTCTCAGGACTGTCTTCGAACTTTCCTGTGCCCATATCCCAAGACTGAGAAACTTGTCTGATCTCCAAACTATAAGTGGTGCTTAAATTATCAGCATTGGCCAAATACAATTTCAAAGATGCATTCCAAGATCCTGTAGAAAAAGACTTTATCGTTGCTAGATCGACATCGCTAAATTTTATAAGCGCTCTACGAATGTCATCGTAAAGGGGTACTGAACTAGGAACAGACGCAATCAATGAGTTAGAGGGATCTTCGCTATTTTTCGCAGCTACTTCAAGTATCTCATCAAGTCCAGTATTTTCTGCTGGATACTTAGAATATAGCGTTGCGTCTGCTGAAGGAAATATCTTATATACTGCCATTTTTTTGTTATTACATTGTTACTACGCGACCTTGAATATCTGAGTTTGGATATTTTACTTCGAAAATGCATGGATCCAAAGACGGATATATAACGTTGTTCAGTGTTGCTCCACTTATGTCGTAAGCGAATTCTGAGTAACCGTTTAATACTCCGGTTTTGTTTACGATCTGTACGCTTTTGACCGTTTGGACTCCTTGAACTTGATCTATTAGAGTATAAATGTCGGAAAGTTGTATGGGTTCGTTTATCTGCCAATTGTCTACGTTAAAAAAGTCTTGAAGCTGTATCAAACATCTAGCGATAACGTCTTGACCAGTATAATTTGGTCTCACTGTTACCTCAAAGTTGCATCCGATGTTAACTACATAAGCAGGTTTTATGTTTACAGAATCTGTCATAAGTCTGTATTCAGATAGATACGTCTGTAAGTTTTGCACTAACGCAGAAGAAGGTTGCGCTAAAGTTCCATTACTATCTAAACCAAGAACGTATAGACTAACTAGCAGAGGATCTCTTTCTGTTGAGGAATTATGAATATAGTTTTTAAAAGTTGCATCGTCTTTTGTTACATAAGCCTTTGCTATTTTACCGAACTTGGAAGGCAT